CTCCCATAATGGGAGCCCTGCAGAACGTCGTGAGACGCCCTGCCCGTTTTGGACCTCACTATATCCAGGTTTTGACCTAGAATGAGCTAAGTATGGCGCCGTTGAAGTCGAATATACGTTACCGTGAGGGAACGTACGTTGACACGACTACTGGGTTATCCCATAGTCATGTCGTCGCCGATAAGGTGGATTTTCTCACGATTTCCGTTTCTGGAAATCGAAAAGGAATGAATCCCTTTGAGGCGACTCATTGCACAATGACCGGTTCTATCATGAACGGGAAATTGGGCGCTGGCGACTTCTTCAACTGCCCGGCGGTGTTTACTGCTAATCCCCCAGATTACAATTCTGTTAGTCTGGGGAGAGCAAATATTACCGCACTACTTGCCGCGTCTAACCCTTCCAGGCCTTCTATGCTCTTACCAGTTTTCTGGATGGAGTTGAAGGACTTGCCTGATATGTTAAGGCAAGCGGGTCGGATTGCTAAGCGGATATACTTTGAACGCGGATCCTGGTCGAATTTAATTCGGCCCGGATCTGTTACAAGGGACACCGCCGCAGCGAATCTCGCCATCCAGTTTGGATGGAAGCCATTCGTTTCCGACCTTTGGAAAATCGCTACGCTTCAAGATCAAGTCGAGAAGCGTCGTAAGGAGCTTTCAGCTCTTTACACGAGAGGGTTGACAAGACGACTTAGCCTTGGGGACGGATCACTTAATGTCGAAGGTTCGGCACAAGTGTGGTCCACTCTAGGGATAGGCACGACCGTGGCTACCAAGACGTTCCACTCCGCAAGGGCGTGGGGCGTAGCAAGGTGGAAACCCAATGGGAATCTACCTCAATGGAAACCTACGGACGGAGAATTGCGCCGCCAACTGACAGGAATGTCAGCCGACGCAATTCTGCTCAATCTTTGGGAAGGTCTACCGTGGTCTTGGTTGGTCGACTGGTTTATTCCAGTAGGCCAAACGATACAAGCAGCCAATAGAACGGTTGCTATTCCGGTCGCATCATGTGTAATGATCGAACGCAAGACTACGATCTCTTATGGTGGTAGGACCGTTGTACAGAACGTGCAACGACCTTGGAGTATATCTCCCGGAAGGAAGGAATCAACCATCCATTTCCGCACCATACAGAGTGGTATTATACCTGGAGTTACGGCCTCGTTCCCTACTTTGGGAGCGAATCAACTGTCGATCCTTGGTTCGCTAGCGATACTGAGGAATAGATAAACCTCAGTAAAGCACAAAATAGCTGATCAAGGAGATCACCATGTTTGCAAATACGCTCACCATCACCATCAACTCGGTTGCCCAGATTCTCACTCGTGTGAATCAGGACAATTATGGTTCGGTCTATACTAAAAAGACCGCGACCGACGAGTATAACCTTAAGTTTCGAAATTCGAAGCAAGGTTCTGACGGAGTGGAGCCCCTGGACGTTCACAATATGTATTTCGAGCATATTGTGTACGCAACTTCTACCACGACGGAAAAGAAGTATTCCGTATCTTCAACCCTGAAGATGCGTCGTACATCGGATCCAGCCTATTTGGCCTTCGTGGTACCAGGGTTCAACACGCTATTGAATTCTCAAGCCGCCGGACTAATTGGCGGTGAGTCCTAATCGCTTAGGATTCTAGCGTAGCGAATGCTGCAGACCTAGGACTGTCACCCCCCTTTAAATAGGAGCTAACATGAAAAACCTAGTTAATGTGGTGAACGGGCTAGTAGACGCGATGTTTGAAGATATCGCGCATACCGACCTAGTCACTTCAGAATGCTTAATCAAGACGCGGTACGATATGTATCACGCCTTTGCGCGGAGAGGGTTGCCGTTTTATACGATAACCATGCCCGCGTGCTCCAAATTCCTGGAATCTTTCCTGGAAACTGGAGAGATGAAGCACGAGCGACCCCCATACCATGGAGGTATCACCAAAGATGACCAAAGGCCACGCTTTATGCATAGTCTTTGGGCTCGTATTAGTTCTGACAGTGGACAACTGCTGGCCGAACCTTGCCCTAAATCCATATTCTTCCTTAGACAGGTGTACAACCTATTTAAGAAGCTTGATATGGATTGCAAGCAGGTATATGTAGACCAAGCCGTAAAGGATTGGCTGCATATCGAGAACGAGTTACCTCGCTCTCACCAGGACACATGGGATTCGGAAATTCCCGTGTGGTCACTACGGACCGGTCACCCTTTATGGAGTGACACGGTGGTGAACAAGGAATCGAAGGACCTCTTTGCTTTCTCCTTTAAGGATGAGCATCGGGGCCAACTCGGTTCCTTCAATAACTGGGTTCGAGGTGCATATAATGGCATCTCTTACTCTCCGGATGATCCAATTTGGAACATGTTCCGGCGGCTATGCCGCCATATGTGTTACCAACTTGGCCCTATTGACACCTGGTCGTTAAGGCCTAAGCATGGACCCGGGGCTGTCTCCGAGCGTGGAGTCATACGCAAGTATGAGTTCAACGTTTGGCCTCGGAAACTCCAGAACATCTTCCCAGCCGATTGGTTCGCATCACATGACCTTACAGATCGTTCGGTTAGTGATAAAGAGCCACCGGCTAGGATGTGCGCAGTCCCCAAGACACAGAAGGGTCCGCGGTTAATTGCCGCGGAACCTTCTGCTCATCAATGGATCCAAGGTGGAATCCAAAGATGGCTTGAGGACCGTGTCGCTGCTTCAGCCCTGGGAAAATCAATTGACTTCCGTAGTCAGTTGCCTTCCCGAGAGCTTGCGATTGAAGCAAGTTCTACTGGCCAATTTGCCACCGTCGATCTTTCATCGGCGAGCGACAGATTGAGTACGCGACTCGTAGAATGCGTGTTTGAGGGTCACCCTGACCTTCTAGACGCACTTCATGCGAGTAGATCCCGTAGCCTGACAATCCCAAAAGGGTTGACTAGCTTCCACACCAGCGATGAGCTGGTGGTTTTAAGGAAGTTTGGGCCACAGGGGTCTGCGGTTACGTTCCCAGTGCAA